ATCAGATCCTGCCATCTCATCTACAGACTTCAAAGAAGGAGCACAGGGTGCTCCTCCAGCAGTACGAAATTGCCTGTAAGGCTCGTTATTACGCAAGTACGACGAACCCACCCAAGCTGAGTACGCTTCCCTTTGATCAAGGCGACGTAGTTCAGAATTCTGGGACTCTTATGGGGTCCAAGACTTCGTTCCCGTTGCTAAGTCTGTATGTGCTCCTCATGCACGTATATAATCTGGTCATGGTATGCGGTGACACACGTCCCCTGGATAAGATTATTCGGGGGGTCCTCATTAACGGAGACGATCGACTTACAGTCGGCTCATCTGATTATGAGGAGAGTTTTGACCGTACGATCCAGATGTTTGGCATGCGCCTCTCACCTGGAAAGTCCTTCTGGCACGAACTTTATGCCAATATAAACTCCCAGTGTTACCTTGTTCCGCTCCAGTCGAACCGTAAAACTGTCAAAGCGTCAGTACCCATCCGGATCCCTGTCTTAAACCTTGGTTTGATAAGGGGACTATCGGGAGGAGAAAAGACTGATGACGAGTTTCGGGCCATTGACCAGGTTAGTAACAAAATCCCGTGTATTAACGAAATAATGTCCGGTTGTTTCGATACACAAATGCAGAGAAAAGTTTTGGGTCTTTATCTCAATGATTTTAAGGAAGATATCAGCAATGAAGCCCGCGGGCGGAATTTGTTCTTGAGTCACGGATTTGGCGGTTGGGGGGTGATTCCTCCTGACGGCTGGAAATTCAATGTGACCTTGTATCAGCGAAAGTTAGGTACCTTCCTTCTTCAGAATCGTCCTTGTGCATGGGTGGGCTTCGGCCCCCTGCCTGGACCAACAAACGACCACATACCTACTGTTTTCTTGGACTGTTGGATTAATTTCCGTCCTCAGCCTCCAAGTTACAGAGTTCCAAAAGGGACTGTGTTCTCCAATTTACTTGGGCGCAAAACGCTCATGTTACCTATTCGTGACTGTCTAGTCAACAGAACCCGCACGAAGAAGGAGGAGAAAAGTATGCCTGTGGTCACCCCCAAGTTTAAGAACTGTACAGATAGAGTGTCAAAACTCGAATTCTGTCACAATTTTGAGCCTGCTAAAGAACAACTCCAATTCTTTGAATCTTTGGTTTTTGACGACGTTCTCGGTAACGAGTTTGTCGAAATTATCAGAGAATCTGGACTTAAGGTTGAATTCTTTTAAGCTAGCTTGGGCCGTAGGGCTTGTGGATCACCTTTCTCAGATCCATTCCGGCGAAGTCCGGGTTAACAACCTCTCGGGTGGTACTACCCCGTAACCAGACTATCTGCTCTTTTTGCCCATAAGGCATCAATCAGAGATATTTGGATGACAAAGATCCGCTTTTGGAAAAGCGCTAGAGCAACCTAACCGGTTCAACGTATTCAGCAGCAGGGGCCGAAACCCCTGTCATCGGATCCGTTCAACCGACTGAGAGCTCAATGTCCACCGTTCCAGTTTGGTTATTCTAACTCGGAAGCTTGCCACTGTCGGCACGCGTAAGCCGCGTAATTAGCCCGGTGGCTGGACGCCACCACAGCGCTCACATGTTGACCTCCGACTTCGGTTGGAGATTATGGCTGAGTAGATTTTATTCGTAAGTCTGTGAGGGGAGATCCCCCTCAAATCCGTTCGACCGAGGGTTCGAACTGAAAGATATCCCAGTGTGTTTCCCCCCATAAACCATCCAAAACGCTTACCTTGAGGATTTATATCCAGAATTGCGTACTAAGAGTTTAACTCGGAATGTCTACAGACTGCACGGATGGGCCTTTTGGTAGGGGGAGATGAACAGTCGGCAGAGAAAACTGCGGCTACACGATAAACGTTTTTGGGATTTTGTCCCTTAACCTATTTGTATCCTTTTCACCCATTAGATCTTCTGATCTTTTCGATAATGGGCCAAAAAGATAACGAACCAGCTGCTGCCGTCATGGCAAACCTTAAGGCTATGCAGCGCCAAAATGAACTCCTCAAGGGGCAATTAAGAGTCCAGGTGGCTCGTCGGGCATCTGAAAAGGTACGACAGTCCCCCACTAAATTGGAGCAAGTTCATTCAACACCAACCCCTGACCGGTCTCCCAAGGTCACGAAAGCAGTCCGAAAACAGGTTCAGGCACAGGCCCAGACTGGGCAGAAATCCTCCAAGAGGAACCCCCGGTCAGGACCCCTGTTTGTACCATTCGAACATGTCGGTTCCGGCAGAAACATCCAGTCCTTTCTCACCGGGAAGACTTATGCCGCTTCTGATCTCAAGGGTTTCATGGCAGACCACACAAGTGCCATACTTCGCAACTTTGGTATGCAGGGCGGACATGTTACTCGATATGTCCGTGGCGATGATGGAAAGATTCACGATACGGGTGGTGAGAAATCGCCATTAGACCTGGTTTATAGTTTGTACAAGACTTCAGATTGGCAAGTCCTTGCTTACTTTAACCTGTTGAGTAATCCTTTCATGTACCCTAAGGCTCGGATTCCGGTGACCGTCCTTACCGGTTACATACCTGCAGACCTTTACACTTGCTCCACATTCTTTCGAGGTGTCTGCAATGCTTCGGGAGACATGTTCGCCCAGTTGTCTCCTGATGGTTGGTATGGAACCTATTACCTGAGTGCTAGCGATAACACTCAAGGTAAACCTGCCTCGTGTACGATTGGGACCTACGCCGCTGCCGTGATGCCTTCGGGAGTCCAGGTTGGTTGTACTCAAATTGAGATGCCCAAGATGAGTGATGTGTTCACCTCAAACGCTGCTACTGGGACCCAGTATGCGCTTGTTTGTGCCGGTATGACTATCACAGCCGACCAACCGAATCGGGATTCTGGGATCTACTCTGGTCGGTGTTTCTCAATTACAACACTTGATCCTGAGAGGTTTCCAATTGTTAACCAGACCCTGGACCAGCTCCGAGTATCGGCCGCTAAACAGGATGCTTCGATCAAGATTGTTGAGTACCACATCACGGAAGGTGGCCTCTTCATTCGGACCATGGATATTGATGGCTCACCAGCCACTGACGATCATCCAAGGGCCATCCCTTCGATTCTGGCTCGGACCATTCCTTGTACCACTGCCGCGTATAGTTGGCAGCGAATTCAGGCTCTTGGTGCCCAAGTCTGCGCCAGTCCAACTATTGGTTTCATTGTTGAATCAAGTCCCGGTGACTCCTTTGAAATTAAGATGGTCTTCAACTATATGTCGGAGATGTATCCTTCCTCGCTTGTGTCCACCAAATCCGCTAGGCCAGATGTTGCCAGTCCCGTTGATTACCTTATGGGTGTCTCTCAGGAACTTAACGATGGTCTCCATGGCAAACCAAACCCAATTATGTCAGCTATGGGTGATAAGGGTCACGGACTGTCAGGGGCTGCTTCCTGGATTTGGAACAAAATCCAGGGTAACCCTCAGAATGTTGGCTACATTGCGGCCGGAGCTAATGGA